TATATTATCAGGTCTCTCCCACTTACCACTCTCGTCATGTACTAACAAGTTTAGCTTTTCACCGTCATAGCTATTATCGCCAGTGTTCTTCCAGTCAATTGTAGTATCAAGACCTACTATTTCTTGCAGCTGTTCGTTAGCTTGTATTTTTTTACGAGTAAATTTACTAGCTGGAACTCTATATGCAAGCTCAGACTTTGGACGATCCATACCATCTTGTATCGGCTTGAAAAAGAAAGGATAGTTTAAAGATATAGGTACAACTTTATCGGTAAACATCTTCTTTGCATCGGCACCAGACTTAGAGAGTATCCCATATCTACTATCACTCGATATAGTGGCTAAGTTAACTGTCTCAGCTGACGACATAAACGAGAAACCTGAACGACGGTTTTTAAGGTAGCACATCCCATAGCATCTCTTATCAGCTTTGCAGGCTTCCCAGAATATAAAGAATAGTCTGTTCGCCTCTCTAAAGTCTGGAGCTCCAACGTCAATCTTGCTCCATTGCAGGTACATATAATGCGTACCTGTTATGTACGTTGGTACGCCTTTATTTGTAAACCAAAAGCCTTCGTCTCTACGCTTAAACTCTTCGTCAATATAGTCGTACCACTTTTCTTTTTGTTCGTCTGGATAATCTCGCCAGTCAAATATGTTTTTAATGCGCTTAAGCTCTTTTGGATATTCGTGCTTATACCATTTGTCGCTTTTGTGTTTAAAAACATTAGTAGGTTTTGGCAGTGCAATTTTTAAACCTTGTATTTCATAGATATCACCTATAACCCCGTTCTTCGATAATACCACTATATCATGATCTTTATCGTACCCGTATTTCCACTTACGACCTCTATTAAGTCTAGTAAGCGTAGTCTTTTTTATAGGTTCAACTATCTTATATAACGTTTGCTCGTACATTATTTAGATCTACCCTCAGCAAAACCCTTGAATACTCTCTCTTTCTTTTCTTCAGGTTCTTTACCTTCTAAAAGATTTTCTTCTTCTTGGATTCTGTTTAATATCTCAAAGGCGTCGAAGATCGCAAGCTTTTTTGTGGCAGCGGCATTCTTGAGTCTATCAGCTGATATATCATCATCTGAATCAACAATAGCTTCTTTAGCTACTTTGATTAATTCCTCAACCGCTCTGTGCCCAGCTTGGATTATATTCTTCTTCGTCTCCTTGATATTCATATTTAATTGTAATAAATTGAGATGGTATACGGTATAACCTTCTACCATCTATTACGAACTCACACTCTGTGTTAGGCCTAAAACCTACAAGAGAGTTTAGCTCTGCTCTGCCATCAGTGTGTTTAACAATGCCAACTAAAGGTTTTTCAGTGTTAACGCTTAGTTTGCTATTGTCTTTAATAGGCTGTACAAAGCAATAACCTTGAGGGCATATCCACTCATCGTTACGCTTGTACAGAAATACTTGATCGTGGTTTACAAAGTATTTGTTTTCTTCGTAATATGATCTGCTGTTACGCTCTGTACCTTTTACGTCGTGCCAACGTCTAAATACGTTGAAATGAACTACAACAGTATCACCAACTTGTATCTCTGTATTACCTACCTTTGGTATAGATATAACTTTAGCGAGTCTGTTAACATGATAATGATTAAATATATCTGTATTAAGTATTAATTCTTTATCACCTACTTTCGTAGTATTGTTATATCTTTCCCCTACAGGCTCTACAACAAAGTTGTAAAGAGCTTGCATTAGTATTCTAAATTATATTCTACAGATATAGCCATGTTTTTATTAAAGTCTTTCCATGGAATAACTGTTTTATTTTTTCTAATATATATAGAATACTTTTCAGTTTCTTCTAGTATATCACAAATAGTATGACCACCGTAAACTTCTTGACCTACAGAATAGTGCATAGCGTCATTTTTATAGTCTTTGCCTATTGTAATTTTACGAATCAGATGGCTCATCTTCTTTGTAGTTAATAGCCCCAGACTTTATGTCAATATCATCTGTGCCGTATTTATCTTTAAAATTTGATTGCATTTCATTAAGCCTATCATTGCCTTGAAATAAAGCATGTAAAGCGTTATGCTTTTGCACTTCCATAGTTCCAATATCAAACTGTAGTTTGTTGATAGCTGTAACTACGTTTCTAAGATCTTTTAGTTCTTCTTCAGAGATATTCTCTGGCTTTAGGTCTACGACCTTTTCTTTTTTCTTTTTACCCATAATTAAATTAAATTAAATTTTTTTACTGTTCTAAATTTATTTCTGTATACCAATCTCCTTTTTCGTTGTTTAGTATCGCTTTTATTTCTGATTCAGTATATGTTGTTTTGCCGTTAAGAAACGATGGTTGCTCTCCTGTATATTTAACAAAAGTTTTTGTGCCGTCGTTATTGTAACGCAACGTGTTGGCACTAGTTTCAAGTACTTTGCTAAAATCTATTGAACTAACTTCGCTAGCTTCTATAATCACGTATGTCCTCATTAGCTTGGTAAATTAGTATCAAATGATGCTCCGTTAACAGTTTCACCGTTATGTCCGTTACCAGAAGAATCGTTTGCATTATTATCAAACTTATAATAAACTTCTAGAAATGCAGATGATGCATAGTCACCTGAATCGGTAGTATAATCATGTCCTGGGTGAGCCGCTAGAGCTGCTAAATGAGCTTCTGGCACAGCTCTATTCCAAATAGCAAACTGGTCTATATGCCCATCAAATACGTTACTGGCTGAGCCTTCGGCTTGACTTCCTATAGCTAAATCTGGAAGTGAAATTAGTGCTAGATCATCATAAGTAGTATTGTTAAAGCTGCTAGTAGAGTTTACGTCTACACCGTCTACAAAATGCGACATATCTACGAAGTCGCTGCCAGATCCAGCACCGACAGCCGATATAACAAGTGAATACATATGCCACTCATTCAACGCAACAGAACCTCCTTGTTCTAGCCCTGCCTTGTTATTTGATCTTATTAAAGTAAGAAGAGCTCCACTATTAATCATAAATACTAACTGCCCTGAAGTTGATGGAACAGCAGTTGATCCTAAAAATGATCTACCAGTTGTATCAGGATTAGCCCAAAAACTTACTGTAAACCCATCTGACGGAGCTGCTCGCAATATAGTTTGTGCACTAAAATTAGTGTCAAAGTTATCGTTAGCTCCATCAAGTAATAAAGAGTGAGTATTATTATACCCAGCTTCTTCGGCTAAATAAGGTGACAATAAACTACTTCCTAATCCTAACATTAGCTCCATCTTTTTCCGCAACTGCAGAGTTTACAAGCGTTGTTGCTACCTATTTCATCGTCATCTGCAGGAAGATTGTGCGTAGAAAAAGTCTTTAAAACATTACCGTTAAGATCGACTACTTCATAATTTACACTACCGCATCTGTATATAGCATCCTGCATTGTGCCTTCGTTACATCTAATACATGTTTCCATTATTGTCCTATTATTGCTATACTGTCTATTGCTAAGTCTTGAGTAAAAGGTACTGATCCACCACCGCTGTTAACAAACATTCCAAAGTGTATATATACAGAGCTTTGTCCAGCTGCAGCGCTAAGATCTGCTGTGGCCTTAATCCAATCGTTAGCATGAGTTTGAGTATGCGCGTCACCTGAGGCATGAGTTTGACCGGCGTGTCCTAATCTAACTGTTGAAACAGAAGAACCATCAAGAGCCGTATAGCCTAGAGTAGCACCTCCAGCTGTGTCGCTAGTAAAACCTAAGCCACTTCCTGCTTGCGCCGCACTACTTGCAGACGTAGCACTTGTAGTAACAGCTACACCTCCGCCAAGATTATTGCCAAAAAAAGCCCCGTAAGCGTGAAACCAAAACGTTAATTCTATAGATTCATAACTGCTAAAATCAAGTTCCCCAGTTCTTACTATTTGTCTTCTTACTATAGCGGCATTAGAAGCTGGTGTAGAAGATTCATAAACTAAATAACTATTAGTAGCATCTCCCTCATCAATAGCAGTACCTTCAGTAACTACTGTGGATAGCGTGTCTGGACCTCCAATATGGCCGCCTATAGGTCCTGTACTCGTAGATGCCGTTGTGTCAAAACCAACCAACCAACCTTTAGTAGGATTACCGTTCCCGGCGATTGTTTCATTTACGTTAGTGGCAGTGCTACCATACATAGTAAAAGCAGTACTGTTAGTGCTTGTTGCCCAATTAGCAGGAAGTTCAGAATCATCATAGTTGCCTGGTGCATCCATATCACCTCCTAAGCCACTAAAGTCATACGAGGCTATTAACACTCTTGACGGTTCAGAGACGGCTCCTGAGGATATTAAGCTACTGCCTAATCCAAGCATTACTTGCCGAAGTAGCAGATTACACCACCATCAGCATCAGCCTCAGGCACAAACTTAGTCCATCTTCCGTAGATAGTAAGGCCTTTTGGAAACTTAACGCCTGCCGTCGTCGTACCACCAACGCCGTGATATTCGTCTAAGAAGTATAAAGTATTATCAGCGTCTAAACCACTAGCATCAAATATCCCTCCGTCCGCAGTAGTCACGTCAATCTTAGAACCAACGATATTAGTTACTATTAAACCTTGAGCATTTGGTCCAGTATACACAGGATCGACATGACCAGCTCCAGTGTCTAAAGTTATACCAGCATCAATCGTGTCTCCGTCTGCGCCTATAACAACATATTGACCTACTTTAACTTTACTATCTACAGTAGCTGTTAAAGTGATACGTCCTGTGTTTAGGCCACTAACTACAGCTTGTTCGACTACGCCTAAGTAGTTAGCCGCAGTAGCCTCAGTGCCGTCTGTTCCTGGAAATTGAGGACCAAAAGTGTCAAGAGTCTCCGTAAGCATTACAGTTGGCGTATTGTCTGCTAAAAATTGAATAGCTACAATAACGTGGTCTTTAGGTGGAAATACAGGGTGAGCGTCGTTCATAAACACACTACCTAACTGTCCGAAGCCATACGCGACTTCTGTTGAATTTTGTCCCATTTTATTTTTTTACTTTTTCTATAGATCTACCAGCAAAGTACGCACCAAAAGCGGTTAGCATAAGTATCTGTAATAAGTCTACATATGAATCTTTAACATTGAAAGGCAATGTATCTACGCTATCAAAAACCATTGTTAGCATAAACATACCCATTAAACATATAAGCGTTAGTGGCCTAATCATCTTAGCTAGCTTTACATCGCTACCCATATCAGCTTTCCACCTTTCGCTTACGTTATTTT